AAAGTGTGCTTTTGCGAATAGTTGTATGGACACATAGGTAACAATATTATAACAAAAAGGAGGAAAAACAACAATGACATTTAACGCAAAATTCAAGTTTTTAAACAGAGAATCAAAGCCAAATTACAAAGATCCTTCGAAAACAGATTACTACGTGCTTTTTATGGAAGGTGCAAGTACAGAAAGCTTTTTATGTACCCCTGATATTTACTCGCTCTTTGCGAATGTGGCTTTTGGTGAAGAAGTTGATCTCGTGTTTGATTACAACCCCCGTTTTCGCTCTATTAGATTTAGAGACATTGCTTAAATGGAAACTGAAGCCGTTAATCTTGTGTTGGACGCAGAGCTCGTTCAAGCGTTCTGCTCTAATGTGGAAATCGCATTAGTTGCAAATTGTATTTTATTGGCGCTATTGCTTGGTAGTGTGCTTGGTCTTGTCCTTGCACAGTACTTGCGTCACTAAGGGGGTGCGCGTAGTGATTGAAATATTGACCTATGAATCATTCTTGCCCTTTTTGATCGGTCTTATACCTGCTGGTTTTCTTCTTGGTTGTATTCCTCTTATCATGGGGCTTGGAATATCAGCAGTTATCAGAATATTTAAAAGAGTTACATAGAATTGGGAAAGGAGGAAATGATATGTTCTTAGCATCAACTGGCGTCTCTGGCGCTCTTACGGATTCTCTGACCAGCGTTGGTTCTGAAATGACTGGCATTGTAGCGGATGTTCTTCCTATCGCACTTCCGATAATCGGTTCGATCTTGGTTATTACGTTCGGGATCAAGATTTTCAAGAAGATTACTGGGAAGTCCTAAGTATTGCACTGGGAGGGAAGATTTAATAATCTTCTCTCCTACTTTTTTTACTACTCTATAGGAGGGATGAAATATGATAAGTTTTTATTCTGGCACTCCGGGATCAGGCAAGTCTCTACATCTTGCAAGTAGACTATACTGGTGGCTTAAAATGGGCAAGCCAGCAATAGGAAACTTTGCATTGGCTACGGACAAAATTAAGCATAAAGGCGGTGTTGATTATACGTGTCTTAGTAATAACGAGCTTACTCCTGCGTATCTACAGGCGTATGCTCAAAAGAAAATGACTGAACGTGGAGGAGTTAAAGAAGGTAGCATTCTGTTGGTTATTGATGAATGTCAGCTTCTTTTTAACTCTCGTGATTGGAACGCAAAAGGGCGTAATGATTGGCTTGCATTCTATACGCTTCACAGACATCTGGGGTACGATATTGTTTTGGTTGCACAGTTCGACCGGATGATAGATCGTCAGATACGTAGTTTGATAGAGTATGAGTATATACACAGAAAAGTATCAAACTATGGATGGAAGGGCAAGATTTTTTCATTGTTAGCATTCGGAAATCTCTTCGTGTGTGTGAAAGTTTGGTATCCGATGAAAGAGCGTGTTGGTTCGGAGTTTTTTCGAATGAAGAAGAAGTATTATGGGTTGTATGACACGTTCGTGATGTTTCCGAAGTTGGACGCTTGCGCGCAGGATGGGGGGCCGAAGGGGGGCCCCGCCGAAGTGCGAACGCCGGAATCGGCAACCTCTCCTACTTGACTATGACAACACTTAACCATTTTTTCATCTCGAAACACCTTTTTGGAGCGGTGCGACAAAAAACTAAATAAAACTACCACGTACAATGGAGGGCCGGAAAGTGTATAATGTTAAACACTTTGCCTATCCCGATGGCTACGAGACTAGGATGTATAGTCGTTGCTATGATGTCGGGAAATTTGAACGGATTGAAAACGATGATCAAGACGATAAGATCAGAGAACCATTTCATGGGGAAGAAAAGACAATTGAAACTTTTGAAATGTTCGACAAACGGAGGGAAAGAAGTATGATGACAAGCAGGAATCGAACAATTAACAACGTGTATAGTTTGGCTAGGTGTAATGATTGGGATTGGTTCATAACAATAACATTTGATCCATCGAAGATTGATTCGTTTGATTATAGTATTGTAACTGAAAAACTATCTAATTGGTTGAGCAATTTACGCTCTGCTGATTCGAGCATCAAGTATATATTCGTTCCAGAGCAACACAAATCAGGGGCATATCACTTCCACGGGCTGCTTAATGACTCTTCTGCTTTAGGTATGTCTTATAGTGGACATGACACGAAGTCGGGCGATCCGATTTATAACGTTGGTCGATATAGGTTCGGGTTTACAACTGCAACACGGGTTGAGAATAATGTTGCGGTTACTAAATACATTACAAAGTACATAACTAAGGACTTGATCGACTCAACGAAGGGTAAGAAAAGGTTTTGGGCTTCTCGTAACTTAGAACGTCCGGAGGAGTCGAAAGAGTTATTAGAATTGAATGATCGGCTGTCTTTAGAAGCAGAACTTGAAGGCAGGGATGATGTGGATTACAAACAAGTCATTGTTCAAGCCGGATCGGCTGAAGTGATCAGATATTACAACTATCCTAGGAGGGAAACCGATGAAAAAGATAGTTAAGAAGTTAGTCACAATTATCTGTTGCATTACTCTTGTGACGTCACTAACTCTGAAGCCTGTTTCTGTCAAGGCCGCTCCCATCGTGATTCCTGTTGGTGTGGAGTTACTTACAGTTATAGGCGCATTGCTTGCAACGTTCGGTTTAGCTATTGGAATTGATTACTTTTATGACAATGTCGACGGAACGTCAGTGCTTAACGAGAATCGAACCAACGAAGTGTATAATCAGCTTCGCATCGTCTACAATGGCTCTGATCCTAATAACGATGATCCTGACGATTTTGACGAATATGTAGCGGCCTGTTTGGCGTCGGGCAGTTTTGCAATGACAGAGAAATTGTTAGGGTTTGCAGAAGGGGTTGTGAGTGCTTCAATCGGTTTTGGGGAATGGCTTGGTAGTGTTCTTTTTCCTGTCACGGATACGGGTTATAATGTCGATGCAAGCTATATAACGCCTAATACTGTTGGATTCATCCGTGGTTTCTGTAGCAATTCCTATTCAAGTATTTATCGAATTGATGCAATTGTAAATTGTAGCTATTCAAAATATGCTTTAAGAACTGCTACTGACAATAATATGTATTTATATGTGTTGGTTATGGATGGGGAAATAGTCCCGACTTATACAGACTGCTTGTCATTTGATCTGTTCTATGAAGGTGTCTATAAAAAGACTGTGTCTTACTCTGATATTTATGGGACTAGGTCTAATGGCGTTGTTGCTACTGGTGCAAAATGGTATAGCACGGAGCTTTTTCGCTATTGGCGTAATTATTCAGGCTATATGATGAAACGGGCTCCTGTGTATGATACACAGGCTGAAGTTATTGAGTATTTTCAGCAGGATTTGGAACCGGAAGTTGATCCCCGAAGGATGCCCTTCTGGGTGACGCCGGAACTGCAGGATACGTATGAGAATAAAGGTACTTTGGAATTGCCGGATAATCTTCCTGATGCGGTTAAGGTTCCTTCTGTTGGTCAGATGCAGGATTTGAGTCAAGCGATTAATAACAACCCCGACAACATTAGTCAGGCAGTACGTGATTATCTCGATAGCCTTTCATTATCTGGCTCTGATCCGGTTGATCCGGTTGATCCGGTTGATCCGGTTGATCCGGTCGATCCTAGTGACGGTAGCGCCTATACTGCCGATTTAAGCGACTTTTTCCCCTTCTGTATACCTTTTGACCTTATTAGGGCGATTCAGGTCTTGTCAGTACAAGGAGAAGCCCCTGTGTACACGATTCCTTTCTACGTTCCCGGCCTTGTTGATTATAAGTTTGTAATTGACATGTCGGACTTTGAGTTTGTAATACAGATCTTTAGGGTTCTCGAAACGCTGGCTTTCATAGTCGCGTTAATACTTGTAACAAGAAATATTATAAGGGGGTAGAACTATGACTGTTTGTGTGGAAATGTTCGATAGATTGGGAGAACTGGGCTCTAAATTGATTGTATTGAAAGGTATGTCTGGGGTGGTTGTTTCTATGATGGCAAGATTAACAGAGGATAAGAATTTGGGTATGGACACGGTGGCTATGATTTGTGGAAATTTGGCCTGCCGTCCGGAAGGTTTCACGAGTTCGGAAATTGGCCCTTCTGTCTTTTGTGCCGATTGTATTCGTATTGTTTGTGTCGATGAATGCGGTAGTGTTTTTTTTGGCTGTGATATGGATCATTGTAGTTATGGCTTAGAAGATAGGAGGTGTTTTTATGACCAGTGAAAATTCTAATCCTTGTGTTGATTGTCCGCTGGCAGTAGAATTTGTTGTTGAAAACACGACTGTTTATGTCTGCGAATATCCTTGCGGGTTGCCTTGGTGCGTCCGGTCTGACGAGGAGGGAAACGCATGGAGATAATAGAAAAATTTCTAGGCTGGGTTTTGGAGTTGTTACCTCTTAGTCCATTTACTAAGTTTATCGATGCTCTCGAATCTGTTCCTTTTCTGGCACATTTGAACTACTTTGTCCCCATTGGTACCTTTGTCGGAATTGGTCAGGCATGGCTGATAGCTATAGGTCTATTCTATCTGTACAGTATAATTCTCCGCTGGATACGTGCTATTTCTTGACAAGTGACACTATTAATGTTATTGTGTTATTACCATTTGTTGTTTCGCTCTTTGTCTAGAGCGTGGATTGAAATATGCATTAAGATTTTGTTTCAAAAGAGAGATGTAGCTGATATTGGTTGCGTCTCTTTTTTTGTGTTCTAGACTTTGTATGATCGTGCGATTCCGGTAAGGAATCGCACAAATTTTTATGACTACAACTTAATAATATTAAGTAAAATATACGTACGTATATCTTTTATTATGTAATAACCTCGTTATGCTTAATAATCTTAATTGACATATACGGGTGTATATGGTAAGATAGAGATATCAAATAAAGGAGGTTCTGGTATGAATCATGAAGATGCAGTTGAACGGGCACACGAGGAATGGATGGGGCTTAGGAGTTGCTTTACTGATAATCACAAAATACGTGATGAATTTTATGAAAAGGATGTTTTGGGTGATTTAACTTATGTCTCTGATCTTGAACTTGTGATTAATGCGTTAGTTGAAGATTATGAGAATGAAGTTAACTTGTCGGAAAGTATGTTTGCCTTTTTAGACAGACATCATATTGAATGGATATAATGGAGGTAAGAAAAATGGCTAAAACTATTAGCAGAGTTGAAATTGTGAAGATCGTAAAGAATGAGTATCAGCAAGCAAAAGATTTTTGTTCTCATGATTTTGGGCGTTACTATCGTATGATGATTGATCTTGATGATGGCTCTATCTGGTCTGATGTTTTTTTAGATCACAATCAATGGAAAAATTATCATTCTTCTAGCATTTGTCAGTTGGAACGTTCAGAATTATCCTTAGCAGAAATCAAACTTAAACGTTTTCCGGTTATTGTTAATGCGTATGTGAATCATGCTGTGGAATTGTTATCGGATGCAGGTTGGAAAATTACAGATTAAGTTGTGCCTGTTCTATCGGGTTTACGGGAAGAAAGGAATTGATATGTCGAAGCAGATTTTTGAAAGGTCTAAAAGGGTTCTTTTGGAGTGCATGAAAGACGATGAGAGGTATTCTCTTTCTAAAGATGCTAAATTGCGTAGTAATTTTGTATATGTTAAAACGACTTTGAGGGTTTGCGTCGAACATGACGAAGCTATGACTATGTCAGAAGTACATGAGTTAATGGAAATAGCGTATAGGGGGGCGTTTGATGAAAAGCAGTCAAATAAAACATTTGCGTGAAAAATACGTTCGTTTTCCGCTTGATTTTAAACCCGAAGTTTTAAGACAGTTTAAATATGCGTGTCAGCACGTTGGGACTACTCCGACAACTGAAATTAAAAAATTCGTTCAGTATTATATTCAGGATTTTTTGGCTACTGAAGGTGTTGAATCTTTCAATGAGATTTTTAATGATAAGTAGACGTATCCAGAGGGGGCATGATAACCCCCTCTATTTTCCGGAAATTGAATTACGTGGGTAGTCTCCTATTTCCTTGATCACCGCTCTCCTACTCCACTATTGCACCCTAGTTTAGCGCGAAAAAATGGGGGCATCGCTGGGGGGCCCATTTTTTATCGTGGCACTAATCTTCCGTCTGGATCTCTCCATGCTCTGACTCGTACTTTTGTATTCGGGTATGTAGGGCTTCCTCTATTTCCTGACTGACTTTTCGACCGTTTTCTTGTGCAATCATTTTGATTTTCTTATGTATGTGATCCGGTAACCGCAGACTATAGGCTCGATTGTTGTAACGTCCGTATTTCGGCATTTAGGCATCTCCTTTTCGTGATAAAAAACTGGTTGACAATTAGATGTCTATCTGGTAATATCAAGTAGACATCTATCCGCAAGCACAACGACAAAAAAAACAAAAAAAAGAAAGGGTACTACTGCTCCATTTCACCCCCAATATGAAATCAGGCAAGTAGATGTCTAATAGTTAGAA